AATTGAAAGCTGATGAAATACTGCATTATAAAGAATTCACTACTGATGGGCTAATTGGATTATCACCATTGCAAATGCTTGCTAGTACAGTTGAAAATGCAAAGTCAGCAAGTGATTACATTAATAAGTTTTATAAAAATGGGTTACAAACAAAAGGTCTCATACAGTATACAGGTGATTTGACTCCAACAGCTGAAAAGAAATTTAGAGAACGATTTGAACAAATGTCAAGTGGACTTGATAACGCACATAGGGTGGCTTTAATGCCTTATGGTTATCAATTCACACCTATAAAAATGACTTTGACAGATGCAGAATTTCTTAATAATAATATGTTTACGCTAAGACAAATAGCGGCGGCTTTTGGAGTAAAGCCTCATCAACTAAACGATAATGAGAGGTCAACATATTCCAATATGTCAGAACAGCAAAGAGAATTCTATATAGATACTCTAATGGATGTTATAACAGGATATGAACAGGAGAACAATTACAAGCTATTCACTGACTCTGAAATAAGTGACGGCTCATATATTAAGTATAATGTTGATGCAATTACAAGAGCTGATATAAAAACACGTTATGATGCTTACCAAAAAGCAATACAAAGCGGTTTCAAATCGCCTAATGAGGTAAGAGAACTTGAGGATGATGAACCTAAAAAAGGTGGTGATGTCCTGTTAGTTAATGGGAACATGGTTCCTATAGAACGAGCAGGAGCGGCATATGACAAAAAGGGGGGATAAATTTGAAAACAATTAATAATTTAAGTCCAAGGGCTACACCAAAAAATGATTATATAGGTGAAATACGTAACAAGAAACAAGATAGTGCGGAGCTATATTTTTACGGCGATATTGTTTCTTCATGGTGGGGAGCTTGGGACGATACCGACCAGTATCCAGAGAATATTAAGAAATTTTTAGATGAAGTAAAAGGTGTAGCAAACCTAGATATCTACATTAACTCTGGCGGGGGTTCAGTATTTGCAGGAATGGCAATATACAACATGCTTAAAAGGTTTGACGGACATAAAAGAGTGTATGTTGATGGATTAGCCGCATCAATAGCTAGTGTAATTGCTTTGTCTGGTGATGAAATAATAATACCTGCTAATTCATACTTTATGGTACACAAAGCTTGGACGGGGGTATATGGTAATGCTGACGAGTTAAGAAAAATGTCGCAAACACTTGATGCTATTGATGAAGGTATCCTATCTGTGTACAGAGAAAACCTTAAGGAAGGTATTGACGAAAAAGCAATAATTGATATGGTTGCAAATGAAACGTGGCTTTCTGGTGAAGAGGCTGAGAAATACTTCAGAATAACAGTCACTGAGGCAAAAGATATAGCTGCAAGTGTTAGTGAACATTACAAAGACTACAAAAACACACCTAAACCGCTAACAAATAGCGTTAAGGATATAGAAAAAAGCAAAGCCTTAGCTGATGGAATAGAAATCGCTAAGGCTAAATTATTACTCAATTGTGAATTAATATGAAAGGGGAACTAAAAATGAGTAGAGAAATGAGAGAACTGCTAGCACAGCTAACAAAAACTAAGGAAGATGCTAAAAATTTAGTGTCTAGGGAGGGGGTTACAAAAGAGGAAATTGAAGCTAAGACAGCAGAAATTGCAACTATTAATGCAAAAATAGCTGTATTAGAGGCGGTAGAGGAAGAAAAAAGTCCAGAAGGAGGTACACCGCTTGACATAGGAAATACTAACAAATCAATGAATTCAATTGAAATAGTTGCAGCATTTCTAAGGGGCGACAGGTCATCAGAGGAAATTGTTAATCTTACGTCCTCAGACACTGAAAATGGTGTGTCATTGATTATTCCAATAGACATTCAAACACAAATAACTGAGTTAAGACGGCAATATAAATCCATGAAGGAGCTGATTGGAAGATACCCAACAAAAACCCTATCGGGGAAATATCCAGTTGAGGATATCTCAACGCTTACTGAGCTTATTGACTTTGATGATGATGGGACAGATATTAATTCAGAAACGGGACCCAAATTTACAGCCGTTGAGTATACAATCAAACATAAGGGTGGCTTGTTGCCAGTTTCTAATATACTCAAATCAGTAGAAGCAGGAAATCTGATACCATATATCAGTAGATGGTTTAACAAAAAGGCTATAAGGACTGAAAACAAAGATATATTTACAAAGCTTAAAGCTGGAAAAACCCCAAAACCTGTTACTTCTCTTGATGGATTTAAGGAGGCAATAAACAAGGACTTAGATCCAATTTTTGCAGACGGTATTGTTGTTACTAATCAAGATGGGTTTAATTGGCTAGACACACTAAAGGACACAGATGGAAAGTATGTACTACAGCCAGACCCAACAGACAAAACCAAAAAAGTACTTTTTGGTAGATTTTCTGTTAATACATTTTCTAATACTGAGCTTCCCTCTGCTACTGGTGGGGTTGCACCTTTCTTTATAGGAGACTTAAAGGAAGCTGCTGATTTTGTAGAGTTAACAAAAGGCATAATGCTTGCTAGTTCTGAACACGCTGGGTTTACAAAAAATCAAACCTTGATGAGAGTGATTGAAGGGTATGACATAACACTAAAAGATAGCGGAGCTTACCTATACCTAACTGTTGATATTGACGGAATATAAATAATTAGCAGGGGACTATTCCCCTGCCCCTATAAAGGGGTGATGTAAATATGATTATTAGCTTAGATACAGCAAAAAAATATCTAAAAATTGAACTTAACTTTTTTGATGACGATATTTTCATACAGGTATTAATTAATGCAGCAGAAGAATACTTGAAAAACGCTACTGGAAAAAGCTTTGATGAAAGTAACGAGTTAGCAAAGCTTTTTTGTTTGGTATTAATATCTGACTGGTATGTTAATAGAGAATATATTGGAAAGGCTAGCGAAAAGGTACGGATATCTATAAGCTCAATTTTGACACAACTTCAATATTGCTATGATGAAGAGGTGAACACATGAACATAGGCGAAATGAGGGATAGAATTACTTTTCAAGAAAAAGTATATAGTCTTGATAGTCCATATGTCAGTAATACATATTCAAATTATACAACCGTATGGGCGAAGGTAGAATATCTTAATGGTAGAGAGTACTGGAACGCAAAAGCGGTGAATGCAGAGCAAACAGTTAGGTTCATTATAAGATATCGAAATGACATTACAACAAAAATGAGAGTAGCATATAATTCCATGCTCTACGATATTACAGCGGTACAACCGCTTGATAACAAAAAACAATGGCTAGTAGTGGTGGCAAAGGAAGTGATTACATGTGGCTGATTGTATAGAGATTGATTATGACTTCTCAGGAATAATGGAGTCAATGCAAAATATGGTCGCTGACATTGAAAAGCTTGAGGCTAAAGCAACTCTTGAGGGAGCAAAAGTGGTTAAGACAGCAGTTGAAGAAAGGCTTAATAACATAAAGTCTGATATTGAAAAAGAGGGCTATACACATATGGCTGATGATGTGAAAATATCAGGATATAAGAATGTTGACGGTGAAGGTCAAAGAGTTGTAAAAGGCGGCAAGAAAACAGGTTATAAGTGGAAATTCCTAGAGCTGGGAACAACAAAAATGAGTCCAAAGCCTTTTGTTACTCAAAGTATTCAGGAGTCAAAAGAAGATGTGAAAAAGGCTATAGAAAATGAAGTAAGGAAGGTACTACCAAAATGATTAATACAGTATATAATGCTCTTAAGGATTTGAATGTACCAGTCAAATACCTTATAAGACCAGATGCACCTACCAGTATAACATTTTCTTTCATTTCAATAGCAGGAGAGGTATTCGCTGATGACAAAGAGCTTGAAACAAATTATATACTACAAGTAGATGTGTGGACTCAAGGACAACTAGAGGAAACACTTAATGAACAGGTTAAGCAAAAGCTAATTAATATTGAATATATAAGAAGTGTAGAGTTTGATATGTATGAAGCTGACACAAAAATATATCACAAGGTCTTAAGGTTTAATTGTTTGAAGAATATTGAAGAATAGAAAGTGAGGAAACACTATGGTAAAACATGCGACAATAGGTGTAAAAAACGTACATTATGCTATAGCGACAGTAGCAGAGGACGGAACAGTAACCTATGGAACACCAAAGAAAATTAGTAATTCTCAAAAAATAGATGTCAGCGTTTCATCAAGTACAGAAAAGTATTATGCTGATGATGACGTTGTTGATATTGTTAGCAGTTTCGAGAAAGCTACTGTAACTCTTGACAATTATGGCTTAGATAATGCAACCCTAGTAGACCTGCACGGGAATGCTGTAGACGATAATGGTGTTATTATAGAAAAAACTACGGATGAAGCTAGATATATTGCTTTAGGTTGGCAAAGTCTAAAAAGAGATGGAAAATATAGATTTGTATGGTTTGTATTAGGTAAGAAACAATATGATAACGAAGAATACGAAACCACAAAGGCGAAAATAGAACCTAAAAGCACAAAATCAACTTTTGAATTTGTCAAGAGGACAGATGATATATGGAGATACAAAGCTGATGAAGGAGACACAAATGTACCTGCTGATATAGCAGACAAATGGTTCACAAAGGTATATAATGGCAGTTTCACTGCTTAATAAGTTAGAGAGGCTCTATATAATAGAGTCTCTAATTTTTTGTATAGGAGAGTGAAAATAATACATGAAAAAAATAATTAAGACAAAACCAATAGAAAAAATTGTACTTGAATTTGAAAATACCAATGATAATGTTGAATTATTATATAATAACTTTGCTTTTGCAACATTAGATGAAGAGTTTGAAAATGGTAGCATTTCTATCTTGTTGAATAGTTTCAAAAAACCTTACGGAGAGGGTTGGAAAGTAATATATGCAGGAATGAAAGCTATAGATAATAGTGTAACGCACCAAAAAGCAAAAAACATTATTAGTAGCATAGAGTATATGGACATAGTAGAAATACTAGAAAAAGTGCTGTCTTTTTTCGGAGGAGAAGAAAACGAAAAAAAGCAGAAAGAAGTATCACAGAAGGACATACAACGAGTATTGAAAATGCTGAATATATAGACTGGGATACTTTATATTATTTGTTTTGCGTAGTTTTAAGACGAAGTGATGAAGAGTTCTGGTATAGATGTAATCCACGAAAAGTTTTTTCATTATTAGAAGCTCATGCAGAAGCATTGAGTAGGTCAAGCAATTATAATTCTCAAGAAACAACGGTAACTTGTATTGAAGATATTATATAGAAAGTGAGGTGAGCGTATGAGTGATGAAATGAAGACGGTTATTAAGGTCGGAATGAATACGTCTGAGGTTGCTACATCTGTAGCTGATGTTAACAGAAGACTTAAGCTACTTGATAGTGAATTTGCAAAGACAGCCGAGGAGGCTAAGTTGTTTGGAAAAGAAAGTGAATTACTAGCAAAAAAACAACAGACATTAACTGAAAAAATTCAGCTACAATCAAGCAAGGTTAATAAGCTTAAGGCTGACATGGAAAAGGCAAAGCAGGAAAAAGGACAGGATGCAAAAGCAACTCAAAATCTCACATTAAGATATAACGAAGCTGAAAAAGCTTTGTTCAAAATGCAAAAAGAGCTTAAAGATACAAGTGAGAAAATTGAAAAACAAAGCTCTCATATTACTACATTAACTAATAGATTTGTGGAATTTGAAAGACGTTCAAGCAAAACGCTTAAGCAACTCAATTCTCTAGCTAATGGATTTTTGACAATGGGAGCTGCTATTATTGGTGCGAGCGGTGCAAGTGCTAAGTTAGCTATGAGCCTTGAGGAGGGAGTGGCAAAAGTAAGCACAATAGCAGATGCGGATGTATTCACTAATTCAGAGCTTGAGAATGGTATTATAGCTCTATCTAATCTAACAGGAAAGACAACGGAGGAAATGTCAGAAGCACTATATGAAACAATTTCAGCAGGAGTTAATACGGCGGAGTCTTTTCAATTTCTTTTTGATGCATCAAAGACAGCAAGAGGTGGGTTCACTGGTGTTACTGATAGTGTAGATACACTTACAAGTGTCCTTAATGCTTATGAGATGGAGACAAAAAATACAATGAGAATTTCAGACCAGCTATTTGTAATGCAAAATTTCGGAAAGACCACTATTGGACAAATGGGTACTGAAATAGGTAGAGTCGCTCCACTTGCAAGTAAGCTTAACGTAAGTACTAATGAATTATTCAGTAGCCTTGCTGTATTAACGAAAAACGGCATAAAGAGCAATGAAGCAATTACAGGAATGAAAGCGGCATTGTCTAACATAATTAAGCCAACCGCTGAGGCAGAGGAAGCTGCACGAAGAATAGGGCTAAGGTTCAATTCTTCTACATTGCAAAGCAAGGGGTTTGCTAGTTTTTTGGATGAAGTTGTTACAAAGAGTAAGGGCAATGTTGATGTGCTTGCTGAATTGTTTGGGAGTATTGAGGCTGTCAATAATATCTTAGTGTTAACTTCTGCAAATGGTAGCAAGGACTTTGATAATGCAATGTCACAGATGGAAAATTCAACAGGTATGACAAATGAAGCTTTTGAAAAAATGAATACGTCTGGAATGAGATTTGAACAAACATTACAAAGGGTCAAAAATTCTGTGGCAAAAGCAGGACAAGCATTCATACCTATATTTGAGAAAATACTTAATGTTATAACTCCGATTGTGACATTAATATCAAAGATGAACCCTGCACTATTACAAATGATTGTAACGTTCGGTATGATGATGGCGGCAGGAGGAGGAATTATTAAGATGTTCACTGGTACAGTAGGAGCTGTTAAGAATATAACTGACATTATGGGTTCGTTCAACGTGAAAACTCTGAAAACTATCGGTATTATACTTGCAGTTGTAGCAGCATTAAGTATATTAATAGGTTTGATAACTATACTTGCTGGAAAGTCTGGAGAGGTAGAACGTACAATGGAGTCTATTGGCAGAAGTGCAAGCAATATGACTAATAATGTACAGATACCAACTTATGCGGTTGATGGTAGCCATAGAAGTGGCTTGAAGCGTGTTCCATTTGATGGATATGTTGCAGAATTGCATAGGAATGAGGAAGTACTAAGAGCAGATGACCCTCGAAACCAAAATAATAACAATTATACAACTAATAATCGTGGTGGTGATATCTACAATGTAACGATAGATGCGAAGAATGTAAGAGAATTCAACAATGCCGTTAATTTCTTAAATAGCATAAAACAAACAGCTAGAGCAGGGGAGGTAGGAGGATAATGGCACAACATACTATTAATTTGGCTTGTATTGGTGATGCTTATGGAGATAGAGATAACCCTACTGTTAACTATGGCAGTAATACACTATTAAAAATATGTGGAAATTTTCTTAATAATTCTTATAGGTATATTGCTTATCTAAAGTTTGAACAGTCAAATCTTCAATACAAAAAAATTATAAGTCTTACATGTAGAATATATGTTGTGACTGGATATGTCTATAGTGGGTACCAGTCTGCTATATATACTGAAAAAAGGATATCACAGTCATTGGATGAAGGCACAATTACGTTCCAAACAGAAGGAGGACAAAATGGGGGTACAAGTTCATATAGTAATATAACTATACCCCAAAACAGCTGGATTACGCTCAATATAAATTCAGCAGTGTACAATGACACACTTACAAATGGTTTGAAAATCTCAGGTAATCTAGGATATACAACAAATTATATTGATTTTCATTCGAGAGAAAATACTAATAAACCATATATGGTAGTTGTATACGAAGATGCTCCACCATTACAACCTATAGCAAATAACCCTAATGGCGAATATATTAATTCTAGTCAAATCATAAGGCTTGAATGGGAGTATAGGACAGAAGTAGCAGACACACAAGCAAAATACAAAGTGGAGTGGAGAAAGAAAGGCACTGAGACATGGACGGTAATTGAAGAAACAACAAGTAACAACTACTGTGATGTCCCTGCTAATACTTTCACTTCTAGTAATGTGGAATGG